CACCGGTCCGGGTGACATTGCGCTGGGCAAGACGAAAGAGCTGCAGCTTCTTGAAGCCGACAAGATGCGGCTTATCCAGCAGATTGCCCGACCAGCCACAACAATGCCGATCAGCATGCGCGGGCAAGCGTCTAGCCTTGTGCCTGGCGGTATCACTTGGCTTCCTGACAACCTAGTCGGCCAGATGGCACGCCCGGTTTACGAACCGCCACCCGCTGCCGTGCCGGTGATCGCTGCCGAAATTGCCGCGTGCGAGCGCGCGATTGCCGAGGCCTTCTACGAGGATCTTTTCCTGCTGATCACGCAAAGCGACGGCACCATGACGGCCTACGAAGTGGCGCAGCGCAAGGAAGAAAAAATGCTGATGCTTGGCCCGGTGGTCGAGCGCAACAACGACGAGCTGTTTGATCCGCTTATGGATCAGGTTTTCAGCATCATGCTTGAGCAATCGACGCCTCGCTGGCTGGGCATCCTGCCGGGCGAGCCGCTGATTCCGCCACCGCCGGAGGAACTGCGCGGCGTGCAGCTTAAAATCGAATACGTCAGCATCTTGGCGCAGGCGCAGAAGGCAATCGCCGTGGGCAGTATCGAGCGCGCGCTGCAGTTCACCGGCTTGCTGGTGCAATCTGGCGTACAGGACGCATACGACAAGATCGACACGGACGTTGCGCAAGCCAGTTACTACGAGGCTGTTGGCGCACCGCCTACAATGATCCGCAGTGACGAGCAGGTGGCCGCAATCCGCCAGCAGCGGGCCGAGGCTCAAGCGCAAATGGAGCAGATGCAACAGGGCGCGGCCTTGCTTGAGGGCGTCAAGACCATGGCCGAAACGCCAACCGACGGCGACACAGCGCTTTCCGCGCTGCTTGGTTAGCACCATTGGGAGTGACTAAATTTTGACCAGTAAGGACGAGCGGGATAAATTGGCCGCACTTGACCGGCGCATGGGGTGGGAAACCATCATGTCTACGCCGTCAGCGCGGCGGGTTATTTGGGAGCAATTCGAGGTTTTCGGGATTTATCAAGTTGCGGCCAATGTGGATAAGCACGGCGCGTTGGCCTTCAATGAAGGGCGTCGATCTCTGGCGCTGCAGATAATGAACGAGTTAATGGCAGAATGTCCTGAGCTTTACGACCGCATGACTATTGAGAACCGCGCCAGGCTAAGGCTTGAGCGCACCGAGGCAGAAAAGGAGCGTGACCAATGAACGACAAAGCTATTGAGCAGGAAATTCAGGCAAAGGGCCTGACCGCGCCGCGCATCACGCCGGCCGATATTGAGGCGAACATCGCCAGCGAGCACTATTTCACTGCGATTGAGGCCATTGATGGCTCGCCGGAGACCGAACAGGACTGTGTAAAGTCGCTGGACTACACCTCTATGGTTGTCCGCTCTCTTGGCCTGCTGACCTTCTGCGTGCTGGTCCTGAAAAACGGCTTCACCGTCACCGGTGAATCGGCCTGTGCCAGCCCGGAGAACTTTGACGCTGAACTGGGTCGCAAGATTGCGCGCCAGAACGCAGTGGCCAAGGTATGGCCGCTGATGGGCTACGAGCTGCGCAGCAAATTGGATGCCGGGGGTGCTGAATGAACTGGTTTATCCACCGCATGCTTGGCCACTACCTGCAAGACGAAGCACCAGCGGACGGCGGCCAGGGCGGGGGCGGTGACGCTACGCCAGCAGCGCCAGCGGCTACCGACGCGCCAGCAGCACCGGCTGCACCTGCCAGCCTGCTTGCTGACCTGGCCAAGCCAACCGATGAAGCAAAGCCCGCCGATGGTGGCGAGGGCAAGCCCGACGATCAGGAAGCGCCGGCCGTTCCCGAGGTCTACGAGTTCAAGCTGCCAGAAGGCGAGGAACTGGACGAGGCCGCCGCGCCGATGGTGCAAGAGCTGTTTAAAGAGCTGGGCCTTCCGCAAGAAAAGGCGCAGGAAGTTCTCAACAAGCTGCTTGAAATTGACAAGGCGCGTCAGCCTTCGCCCGAACAAATTCAGCAGCACTATGAAACTCAAGCCATGGAGCTGAACAAGCAATGGGGCGCTGAGTGCCAAAAGCTGCCAGAATTGGGCGGCGATAACTTCACGAAATCGCTGGAGACTTGCAGTCAGGTGATGGTCAAATTCGCCACGCCTGAACTGCGCAACTTCTTGAATTACTCCGCGCTGGGTTCCAACCCGGAGTTTTTTAAGTTCGTCCATGCGGTCGGCTCGGCAATGTCGCAGGACACGCTGGAGCATGGCGGGGCTGCAGCTAAGGGCCAGCGCAGTCTTGAAAGTGTTCTGTGGCCTTCTAACCAGTAAGGGGTAAAACGATATGGCAACTTTAGGTAACAAGGTAACGCTGCTCGATGTAGCGCGAACCATCGACCCGTTAGGCCGCCCCGCAGCGATTGCGGAGCTGCTGAGCCAGGACAACGAGATGCTGATGGATATGCCTTGGCTTGAGGGCAACCTGCCCACCGGCCACCGCACCACTGTACGCACCGGCTTGCCCGATGTGACCTTCCGCAAGCTGAACCGTGGCGTTCCTGCAAGCAAGTCGACCACTGCGCAGATTGACGAAGCCTGTGCAATCCTTGAAGCGCGCAGCGACATTGATAAAGACCTGGCCATGCTGAACGGCAACACTGCCAGTTTCCGCTTGACCCAAGCCAAGGCCTTTATGGAGTCGATGAACCAATCCATGCAGCGCCAGGTTATCTATGGCGACCGCATCACGCCTGAGGCGTTTGTGGGCTTGGCTTCGCGCTTCGACGACGTGCCTACCACTGTGAACGGCGCAGAAAACCGCGTGAACGTGATCGATGCGGGCGGCACTGGCACCGACAACACGTCGGTGTACTTGATCGGCTGGGGGCCAACCAGCATTCACGGCATTTACCCGAAAGGCTCGCAGGCGGGCCTGGTGCATACCGACCTGGGCGAAGGCGATGCCTTCGACGCCGATGGCAACCGCTACCGCGCGTTTATGGATCAGTACCAGTGGAAGTGCGGCATTGCCGTGCCTGACTGGCGTTACGTCGTCCGCATCTGCAACATCGATGTAAGCGACCTGACCAAAAACGCCAGCGCTGGCGCTGATTTGATTGACCTGATGACTCAGGCGCAAGAGCAAATCCACAGCCTGACCGGTGTGACGCCTGCGTTTTACGGTAACCGCACCGTGCGCAGCTTCCTGCGTCGTCAGACCGTCAACAAGGTGGCTAGCTCCACGCTGATGTATGACGAAGTGGACGGCAAGCCCGCGCTGATGTTTGGCGAGGTTCCTGTGCGTCGCGTTGACGCAATCATCAACAACGAGGTGCGCGTGGTCTAAGGCCGCGCGTTTCCTCTACTACGCAGGAGAATCTGCTATGTATCTTGATTCACGCCTTGAGTTCTCGGACGGCCAAGCCGTAACCGCGACCGCAATCAGCACCAACGTGGTCGATCTGATCAGCAACGCCTCTGGCAAGAACCCGGTGCGCGACATTGGCACTGGTGAGGACGTTTATCTGGTCGTGATCACCCGCACCGCCGCGACCGATTCGGGTAGCGACGCCACCCTGGCCGTCAGCCTGGAATCGGACAGCACCGAGAACTTGGCGACTTCGCCAACGGTCCACTTCACCACCGGCGCGCTGGCATTTGCCGCGTTCTCTGCTGCTGGCACTGTGCTGGCTGCAGTTAAGCTGCCATCTGGCAACTACGAGCGTTATCTTGGCGTTCGCTACACCGTTGCTTCTGGCCCGTTGACGGCTGGCAACTTCGACGCCTTCCTGACCACTGACGTCGACGCCTGGCGCGCCTACGCTCGTAACTACGTCTAAGGGGCGGCCATGACTCAGCGCTATCTGGTGACGCACACCGTTCACTTTATCAATGGGGCTTTGGTTCACCCTGATCAGGGCGAGGCGTCGGTGGTCACGTTGCCATCTGGCGTTGAGCCTGGCCGTTGGCTGGTGCCTTTGGATGTGGCTGGCGAAGGGATCGCAGCCACTGTTGACCTGATCGAACGCTACAAGGCAAAGCACAACGGTGGCGGCCGCTGGATCGTCGAGAACGTGGACGACGGCAGCCGTGCAAGTGTTGTGTTTGAAAAGGACGAGGGCGACGCAAAAGCCAAGGCAGAAGCCGAGGCCGCCCGACTGAACGCTGGCGGCGACCTTGACCTGGGTGACAAGGACGTTGAACCTTCCTCGGGACAGGTTGAGGCCGACGCCGGCACCCAACAGGACGAGCATGGCGGCAGTTTGCCGGATGCTTAACTGCTAACGCTCCACCACCTTTGGCCCTTCGGGGCCATTTTTCTTTGTGGCCGAAAATGCCAAGTGGGGCGA